GAAAAAATTGTAGCTTTGGGCATAGATAAGTTTGATGAAATTTATTGCGATGCCGCAGAGCCAAAAACTATTGAAGAGTTGGTAAGACAAGGACTAAATGCGAAGCCAGCTAATAAGGATGTACTTGAGGGAATACGTTCCGTTAAGGCTACTCCACTATACATTCATCAAGATTCCGTAAATTTACTTAAAGAGGTAAAAAATTACCGTTGGAAAACGGATAGGAATGGTAATAAACTTGATCAACCGGTCAAGTTCAATGACCACATCAGTGATGCTATGAGATATGCAATATTTTCTAAATTAACAATCCCAAGTGTTACTTGGGGAGCAATATAACAACATGGGATTATTTGATTTATTCAAAAAGAAGGGCATCAATCCTTATCCGACAAGTGCAGTGCAAATGGTCGGCATCAATAGCTCGGTAATACAAGATTATACTGGAATAGAGTACGTAAACCAAGGTTATCTTGGTAATGCAGATGTTTATTCCATTGTTAGCTTTTTAGCTCGTAAGAGTGCGTCAATTCCTTGGTATGTTTATAAACTAAACCCAGGAGAGAAAGCAAGAACAAACTTAATGCGTTACAAGCAACTTGTAAAAGGCGTACAACACAGAGGTGCATACGAGCAGGCGATCATTGCGCGTAAAAACGCATACAGTGAGAACATTGTTCTTGGTACGCCACTAGCAAGACTTCTTGAGCAACCTAACTCTTACCAATCTCAAGATCAGTTCTTTGAAAATTTATTTGGATATAGATACTTAAGTGGTGAAGGAAATATTTATGGCAATGATGGTAGAATAGGTGGCACATTTAGTGAGCTTAATATTTTGCCTACTCAGTTCCTAGAGATTTATCCCGATCCGAAAGATGTATATGCAATTGCAGGATATAAATTGCAAATTGGTGCTGGTGTTGATCTACCCAAAGAGCAAGTGATGATGTGGAGAAGCTGGAACCCAGACTTCGATGCAACTCGCAGAACGCATTTACGTGGACTCTCTCCACTTCGTGCAGCATATAAGACGCTACGCATGAGCAACAATGCTGCCGATGCAAGTGCAACAATGACGGGAAATGGAGGAGCTAAGGGAGCAATAACTCCAAAACCACTTGGTAGCATCGTGCCTAATTTTACAATCGATCAAGCGAACGATATTAAACGTGCGGTGAATGAGAATCTAAACGGAATAGATAACAAGGGAAGAGTAGCAGTCCTGCAAACTCCTTGGGACTATTTAAACTTTGGACTCTCTAGCGTTGACATGGAGTTGGTAAACACTCTCAGAATGAGTATGCACCAATGGTGCAGGGTTTTCGGGCTTCCGGCAGTGCTTTTCGATGTTGATACATCAAGCTACAACAACTACCAAAACGCAATGCGTGATCTTATCACCAACACAATTATTCCAATGTGTTGCCAACTTCGTGATGAGTTAAATAAATTTTTGGTACCTAGATACGGAGAAGATTATTTTATTGACTTCGATATTACGGCACTCCCAGAGATGCAACAAGACATGGAGCGTATGGTGCGTTCACTTCGTGATGCAAACTGGCTTACAATGGACGAGAAGCGCGTAGCAATGAACTACCAAGAAAGAGAAGGTGCATTTGAGTATGCTTATATCAATAGTGGTTTAATTCCTATTGAGCAAGCAGTGATGGATCTAACAGTACCACCAAGCGAAGAAGATGGCATGGACAATGGAAGCGATAACATCGCAAACTACAGACGAGGAGATAATGAGGATAGTGATGACGAAATATCCCAAGCAGAAGAGCGAGCAGCAATGCGCAGTAGAGAAGAGGATGATGATGTCATTGAGGACAGCATATAAACAAAAGTGCATCGATGAACGCGAAGCAAAGAAGCGAATATTGGGTGAAGTTTGAAAGGATGCGTAGGCAACTCGATGCAAAATATAGTTCTTTATTTAAGAAGGCAATAAGCAAAGACCTAGAGAAGGTAGCAAGTGATGTGAGGCTTTATGGTACGGGTGCAGCGCAAACATTGATGGGTGCTTACGCTTGGAATGATGAGATGATGAAAATAATGATGCAGCTTTATAGAGAAGCGGCGGTTATGTTCGGAAACGCGTCATTTAGAGCAGTAAGAAACATGAGTCAGAAAGCAGCCAATCCATTTGGCTTGAACGATGACTTCATAACTACTATCATGCAATTTTTAGCTCAGTATGGCTTTATGTTGGTAGCAGACATTACGCAGACAACAAAAAAGCAATTACTAGCCATAATTGGCAAAGGCGTTGCAGAGGGACTTGGTATAGATGAGATCAGTCGCCAGATTGTACAAAGTGATGAGCTAGGGTATGCAATGATGAGGGCTAGAAGGATAGCAAGGACCGAGGTGATGCGTGCAAGTAACTACGCCGCAATGGAAGGCGCAAAATTGCATAACTTTGAAGTAGATAAGGTTTGGATAGCTAGTAGAGATATAAGAACTCGTAGGATTCCAAGAAACTCTTACGATCATTTTAACATGGATGGTGCAACAGTTCCTTTTAATGAGCCGTTCACCTCCACTGGTAAAAAAGGCGATACGGTACTAGCTGCACAACCTGGAGATCCAACTGCCCCAGCAGGGTTCACGATCAATTGTCGATGCACAGTTGGTTTTGTACCGAAAAGGGATGAGAATGGAAGATTAATAATGAAAAGATAATTATGCCAATATACGCTTGTTCAAACGGCAAATATAGGATCGGAGACGGTGAGTGTATGTACACATCACGCGATAGTGCGGAGCGTGCCTATGCGGCTTATTTGGCGCAAGAGGGTGAGAAAAGTTTAGAGTTAAAAGAAGAGACTTATAACGACTACCCCGAAGCAGCTACTAACAATGCTAAAAGAGCATTAAAATGGAAAGAGGAAAATGGCAGTGATTGCGGTACTCCCGTAGGTTGGACAAGAGCTAATCAACTAGCAAATCGTGAGAAAATATCTCGTGATACAATTGCTAGAATGGCATCATTTAAAAGACATCAACAACATAAAGATGTACCATATTCAGAGGGTTGCGGAGGGTTAATGTGGGACGCTTGGGGAGGTGATGCGGGCATTAATTGGGCAATTCGTAAATTAGAGCAAATAGACAATAGAAAAAGCATGATATACAATTACAAATCATTTAACCTAGAGGTTAAAGATGTTGATACTAAGCAAGGAGTTGTAACTGGTTATTTCTCCGCATTTGGCAATGTAGATAGCGATGGCGATATTATGATGCCAGGCGCATTTAAGCGTTCAATCCAAGATTGGGGACCAGAAGGAAAAGGAAGGATTAAGCATCTACTTAACCATGACCCATCTAAGCCACTTGGTAAAATTCAAGTGTTGAAAGAGGATGAGTATGGACTTTATTATGAGAGCAAGGTTGGTAAACACAATCTTGGTCAAGATTATATTAAGATGATTGAGAGTGGGCTTATTGCCGAACACTCAATCGGCTTTAAAACACTTAGAGAGCAAAAAAGTGGAGATGCAAACCAAATCCATGAGGTAATGCTTTTTGAAGGTTCAAGCCTTACTGCATGGGGAGCCAACGAAGCGACTCCATTACTGGGCATGAAAAATATGAATAACATTGAACAAATACAAGATCAAATAAAATCTTTTGAGAAATTTATCCGTAATAGTGATGTAACGGATGAGACAATAGATTTGTGTATGTTAAAAGTGAAACAACTCGCAGAACTGATTGAACGTATGAGTAGCACAAAGGCAGTCGATGAGACACCCGCGCAGCAAAAAGAAGAAGAGGTTCCAGTTGAGTCTTTAATAAATATTATAAACAAATTTTAAATTAACAAAATGAGCGACATTAAAACATTTGAAGCTGCTCTCGAAGCCAAAATGGCCGAGCAGAAAGCTGAAGTTGCTGCTGCTACTGAGAAAGCTGCTAAGGCTTTCGAAAGCAAAGTTGAGGCTATCAACGAGCAACTCGCAAAAAACAACAAAAGTGTAGCTGAAGCAAGAGAAGAAGTTCTTGCTGCTAAAGCTGCTTTCGGTAAAATTGGTGCTACTGAAAACAAAAAGGTTGCACAATCTTACAATGAACACATCAATGAGATCAAATCTGCAATTGGTGAAGCTATCGTAAAAGGTTACGATTCAATCAAAGAAGCAGTTAGATCAAATGGTAAAGGTTTCAATTTTGAACTTGACCTTAAAGCAGTTGGTGTTATGACAGAAGCGGTTAACTTGACTGGTAACCCTTATGTTTCTTACATCAATTCTCCAGCACTTCGTGCTTTCGTTAACCCACACTTGAGAAGTGTATTCAACATCATCCCAGTTTCAACTGGTTCAGTATCTTTCCCTCGTGGAAACACTCCAGTTGGTGAAGGTTCTTTCGGTAAGCAAACTGAAGGTTCTGCTAAAGCACAATTGGATTACGATGTAACAGTTGTAAACAAAGTGTTGCAATTCATCGCTGGTTATGTAAAGGTATCTCGCCAAATGGTTGATGATCTTCCTTTCTTGAATAGCTATTTGCAGCAATCTTTGATTGAAGATTTCCAAAGAGCAGAAGATACATATTACTTGAACGACCTCGCTTCTAGCGGAACTGCTGGTGTATCTAGTGGTGCTAACACTGCTGAGAAGTTCGTTGATTATGTTGCACAACTCGGTGCTGCTAACTGGCAAGCAAACTTGATCCTTACCACATTTGCTGGTTGGGCTAACGTTTTGAAAACCGTTCCTTCTGGTGGTTCTTACTCTGTACCTGGTGGTATCACAATTGATAACCAAGGTAATATCAGAATGATGGGTATTCCAGTTATTCCTCATAGCTTGGTTACAACCGGTAAGGCATATGTAATGGATTCTACCAAATTCTCTATTGCTCAACAGAGTGGACTTGCAGTTCGTTCAACTGAATTCGATCAAGATGATTTCATCAAAAACTTGATCACTTTCCGTTGCGAAGCTCGTTGCGATTTGATGCAATTCCAACCTTCAGCTTGTATCTACGGAAACATCTAAGGTTTATTTATCTTAAATATTGGGAGACCCGTAAGTCTCCCTTTTTTTTACTATGCAAATAAAAATACTTACTACCCTAAATGAAACTGATCGCTTAATACAAGCAAAAAGAGAAGTTTCCAAATTAGGATATAATGCTGAGGCTTATTACGCTATAAAGCATGAAAATCCAAAGACAAGTTTTAATTTATCAATGAAAGACATTATAACATCATGCGATGATGTTCTTATGATGTTTGAGGATGATGTTGAGATAAGAAAATGTGATCACTTTCATGCAGCAATTTCACAACTCCCTAGCGATTGGGAGCTTTGTTATTTAGGAGCCAATATCATTGGCGAATATTTTAGATATTCAGATAATCTATATAAGGTAAACGGAGCTTGGACAACCCATGCCGTTTTATACAACAATCCAAAAAAATTATGTGAGCAGTACGATGACATGACACATATGTTTGATGACTGGCTTTTACGATATATACAACCTAATTTAAAAAGTTTTATCATCTCTCCGATGATAGCTTGGCAAAAACCACATTACTCTCCACTATGGAATCATCATGCAGATTATACAAATATCTTTGATGGATCCGCAAATAAAATACTATGAATATTGTAGCTTCGATACATCTTTATCCTCCTCAGCATAATTGTGGCGCAGAATGGATGATACATCACATTCACAAACATTTGCAAAGCAAAGGACATAATATAAGAGTGCTTTTGCATCAAGCAAATAAATATCGAATTAAAAATAATTATGTTTTTGATGGCATTGATGTTTTTCCGCCAAATGAGAACGTAGTTGACAATTTAATGCGTTGGAGCGATGCCGTTTTTACTCATTTGGACTACACAAGGTGGACAATAGGAGCTGCTAAACTTTATAAAAAACCCGTATTTCATCT